GGATTATCATGGTCAGGAGTTCCCGTTCATCGGTTTCAACGAACTGACCAAGCAGCAATCGTCCGAGTTCTACGAGATGATGTTCTCCTGCCGACGCTCGTCGTTCCGGCCAGAGAATTACCCGCGGGAAGATGGTTCACTGCTGAAGCCGATCCCTCTGGAGACATTTAGCACCACGAACCCCTTTGGCATCGGCCACACTTGGGTGAAGAAGCGCTTCATCGAGCCAGCACCGCGCGGCACTATTATTCGCGAGACGCAAAAGGTGTTTAACCCGCAGACCGAGCGGGAAGAAGACGTGACGCTTACCCGTGTCGCGATCCACGGCTCGTTTAAAGAGAACCCGTATCTGGATCCCCAGTACATTGCCACACTGATGGCCATCAAAGACCCGAACCGCCGCAAAGCTTGGGTTGAGGGCTCGTGGGATGTCACCAGCGGCGGGCGCTTTGCCCACCTTTGGAATGCTTCTTATCACGTCATCAAGCCATTCCGTATACCGGATAGCTGGACGGTTGACCGTTCCCATGACTGGGGCGAGTCAAAGCCGTTCTCCAACCTCTGGTGGGCGCGTACCGACGGTACCGCCGCTGAATTACCGGACGGTCGCCAGTTCTGTCCGCCTGCCGGATCGCTGATCCTGATTGGTGAGTGGTACGGCTGCCCGCCGGTCGAGCTGAATAAAGGCCTGAACATGTCCTCCACAAACGTCGCCAAGGGAGTTGCCTGGATCGATAAGCGGCTGGTGGGTGAAGAGCTTGCCGAACCCGAAGAGATAAAACTTAACGGGGTGACCCAGGGGCAACTAAACATCATGCCCGGCATCTGTAAGAAGGTTCTCCCCGGCCCGGCTGACGGTGCAATTTATAACACGGGCGATGACGAACTCTCCATTGCCCAGAAGATGGAATCGCACGGCGTAAAGTGGGTGCCATCCAATAAGAAACCGGGTTCACGCGTGAACGGCGCGGCCCTGTTTGCTGACATGCTTGAGGCTGTTGTTGAAGGCAAGAAACTGGAGTCCGGCATACCAGAGAAGCCAGCATTCTACGTGTTTGACTACTGCCGGGGCTGGATAAGCCGTGTGCCGGTGCTCGTTCGCGACAGTAAGAACCCTGACGATGTAGACACCCAGCAGGAAGATCATGACTGGGATGGTACCCGCTACGCCGTACTGCATTCACCGCCGAAGAAAGTCGGCAAAGTCACCAACCTACGGATTTAACTCCATGCCTGATATTTCAACACCCAATCTGGACTATGGGAACATGGTGCAGGCGTGGGACATTAACGACGCCCTGATGGGCGGCACGCTGTATATGCGCGAGCTGGGTGAGGCATATCTGCCGCGCTGGCCGAAGGAAGACAAAGAGGATTACAAAAAGCGCCTGGCAGTGGCCACGCTACTTCCTGCCTACGAAGAGACGATCAACCAGAACGTCGGGCGCGTATTCGCTGAACCAATCCAGTTGGGCGAGAACGTCCCGGATGCGCTGCGCGAATTTGCGAGGAACGTGGATCTTGAAGGCAGTCGCCTCGATGTCTGGGCGCAGGCGTTCTTCAGCCTGGCGATGCAGTACGGTCTGTCTCATGCGCTGGTGGACTATCCCCGGATCGACGCCGAGCAAGTGAAGACCAAAGCCGACGAAAAGGCTACAGGCGCGCGCCCGTACGTGACGATGCTGAATCCCCGGCAGGTGATCGGCTGGAAGTCGAAGATGACCGGCGGCAAGGTTGCGCTCACCGAGTTGCGCATAAAAGAGGTTGTGGTCGAAGACGGTGACGACTTCGGTCAGACGAAAGTCGAACAAATTCGCTACCTGACACCCGGGAAAGTGCAGATTTACCGCAAGGCCACTGGCACCGATGGTCAAGTGAACTGGGCGCTGCATGAAGAGTGGCAGACCTCCCGACGAGATATCACCCTGGTAACGCTCTATACCAAGCGCACCGGCTTTATGTGCGGCTCACCGCCACTGCTCAATATGGCGCTGCTGAACGTTAAGCACTGGCAGAGCCAGAGTGAGCAGGACAACATCCTGCACGTTGCCCGGGTGCCGATCCTGACCGTGTTCGGGCTTGAGCAGGGAGAAGAGCTGGTTATCGGCTCTTCCTCGGCAACTCAATTCTCCGATCGGCAGAAACAAGGACTCGAATACGTTGAGCATACCGGTTCCTCCATTGGCGCTGGCAAAGAGTCGCTGGCGGAACTGGTGGAGCAGATGCGCCAGGCTGGCGCAAAGCTGCTGCGTACCGACAACACATCGACCAAGTCTGTCGACCAGACCTCGGAAGAGAAGATGCAGGAGCAGTCGCCGCTCTACACAATGGCAACAAGCCTGGAAGACGCGATCGACAACATCCTGCAAATCATGGCCGAATACATCGGTGAGAAGGACGGCGGTAGCGTCGATGTCCGCACTGAGCTGGATGTCGATTCGAAAGAGTTTAACCCTCCGGCGGCGCTGGCCATTCAGTCGCTGCGCCAGGGTGGTGACATCCGCCGTGTGGACGCTATCAAGTCATTACAGAAGCTGAACATCATCGATGCTGATGCGGATCCTGATGTGGTGCTGAGCGAGCTGCTGGCCGAGTCAGCCTCGCTGACCGAACCGTCAGTAGACGAGGTGTGATATGGCCCGCTCCGTCAATGACAGGCTCCAGGACGAGACGATAGCGCATGGCCTGTATGTGACCCGCTATGGTAATGGCGTTGCCCGGCGCATGGTGGCGTTGCTGAGTAAGATGGATAATGACCTGGCGGCCAGGCTGCTGGTGCTGCTGGACGGCAAGCGTGCCGACACCTACAGCGCCCGCCGTCTGGCTTCGCTGCTGGCTGGCGTACGCGACCTGAACCAGCAGGCCTATGAACCGGTTAACGTTGCGCTGGCGCGTGAACTGGCGCGTTACGTTGAATATGAAGCCGGGTATCAGTTGGACCTGTTCAGCAGCATCATCCCTGAGCAGATACTGAAACACGTTCCGCTGCAAAGCATCGCACCCGAGCAGGTTTATGCCGCAGCAGTGGCACAGCCGTTTCAGGGACGATTGCTGAAAGAGTGGGGCCAGAAGCTTGAAGCCGACCGGCTGGACAAAATCACCAACGCTGTGCGCTCCGGTTTCCTCCAGGGCGAAACGGTAGAGCAGATTGTCCGGCGCGTTGCCGGCACGCCGAAACTCAACCGTGAAGATGGTGTGATTAACGCCTCCAGGCGCGACCTGGCTATAGTGACCCGCACCGCAGTAAATCATATGGCCGCCACGGCGCGCCAGGAGTTCGCTCAGACCAACAGCGATATCGTGAAGGCCAAGCAGTGGTCTTCCACCCTGGATACGCATACCAGCCAGTGGTGCATCATCCGCGACCGCAAACTCTACACGGTCGACGGCAAGCCGCTGGGGCATGTGGTCCCGTACCTGCGCGGCCCCGGTAAAATCCACTTCTGCTGCCGCTCCGGCGAAATCCTGATTACCAAATCGTGGGAAGAATTGCAGATAGCCTCTGGCGAGCTTAGCAAAGCTACGCGCGCATCAATGGACGGGCAGGTACCAGCGCATACCAGTTACGCCGAGTGGCTTGTCCGGCAGCCGTACGCACGGCAGGAGCAGGTACTGGGCGTTACCAGGGCCATGATGCTGCGTGACGGCAAAATCACGGTGCCGGAGATGTTCAACGATGCCGGGGAGTTCCTTACCCTGGACGAACTGCGCCGCGTGGATGCGTCGGCGTTTGAATAACACAACCCTATCAATATCAGGCTGCCTTCGGGTGGCCTTTTTTATGCCTGCCGCTGAGCGGATGCGACGCGGTGACCGGGTCGGATGACCTATTACCAATGGCCGGAAGGCTGGAGCAAAACAATGAAACTCAAACTTGATGCTAACGGCAATGTGGTCGTTGAAAACGGTATGCCTGTGTACGTCCATGACGACGGCAAAGAATTCCCGTTCGACGCAGCCGCAGCGATGACCAAAATCACCTCCCTGAACGGCGAGGCCAAAACCCACCGAGAAGCGAAGGAGCAGGCGGAGGCCGGTCTCGCTAAATTCGCTGGCATCACTGACCCGACCAAGGCGCTCGAAGCCCTGGAGATGATGACCAAAATCGACCAGAAGAAGCTGATCGACGCTGGCGCTGTTGACCAGGTTAAGGCCGAGATCACCAAAGTATTCCAGCAGCAGCTGGACGAAGCGAACGGCAAAACCAAGCAACTAGAAACCCAGCTCTACGACGAGATGATCGGCGGCCGCTTCGGTGGTTCAAAGTTCATCTCCGAGAAAATGGCGATCCCGGCAGAGTTCGTGCGTTCGCACTTCGGCCAGAACTTCAAAATCGAAGATGGCAAGGTCGTTGCCTACGACGGCCAGGGCAACAAGGTGTTCTCCCGAACCAAGCCCGGCGAACTGGCTGGCTTCGATGAAGCGCTGGAATCTCTGGTCGAGTTGCATCCGCAGAAAGACTACATCCTCAAAGCGTCCGGCAACAGCGGCGGTGGCTCCCACCAGTCGCAGCATCAGGCCGGGCAAAAAACCATGAAACGCGGTGCGTTTGATTCCCTAGATAACGCTGGCAAGCAGGCAGCGCTGAAAGACGGCGTCAGCATCGTTGATTAAATCGAAAGGAGCCATAAATGGCAGGCAATACCCTTACTGGTCTGATCCCGACCATCTATACCGCGCTGGACGTAGTGTCCCGAGAGCAAACAGGTTTCATTCCTGCTGTAGCGCGTGACGCGAAAGCGGATGCTGCTGCAAAAGACCAGACCGTGCGTGCGCCAGTCGCACCCGCGGCCACCACTGAAGACATTGTCCCAGGGCCGTCAGCGCCTAATACCGGCGACCAGAATATCAGTGGTGTGGACGTCAAAATCACCAAATCCAAAATGGCCCCGGTGAAATGGAATGGCGAAGAGCAGCTGGCGCTCGGCCCGGCCGGGACTTACAACACCATCCTGGCTGATCAGTTCAAACAGGCGTTCCGCGCGCTGGCGAACGAAGTGGATGCTGACCTCGCTGCACTATACCTCAACTCATCTCGCGCGGTTGGCACGCCGAAGGATACTCCGTTTAGCATCAAAGATGACCTGTCCGATGCAGCGCTGGCCCGCCAGATTCTGACCGATAACGGCGCACCAACTACGGATATGCGCATGGTACTGGGCGGCGAAGCGATGGCGTCCATCCGCGGCAAACAATCCGTGCTGTTTAAGGCGAACGAAGCTGGTACTGACCAGTTGCTGCGCGAAGGTGTCATCGGTCGCATCATGGGCTTTAACCTCCATGAGTCCTTCAGCATTAAGCGCACCGCGAAAAGTTCTGCGGCTGGCTATAAGGTTAACGGCGCCAAGAAAGAGGGCGACATCATTGTTGCTATCTCTGCTGGCACTGGTGGTATTGCTGCTGGCACAGCAGTGAAATTCGATGGCGATGACAACCAGTATCTGGTTGTGGCGGCCACTTCTTCAAGCATCACCATCAGCTCGCCAGGCCTTCGTGAGGATCTTGCAGACCAGGCCGCTGTCACCGTGTTGAGCGAATTCACGCCAAACATGGCGTTTGACCGCGGGGCATTCCTCCTCGCCAGCCGTACCCCGGCGATGCCAGAAGGTGGCGATACTGCTGATGACGTCATGAACGTGACCGATCCGGGCTCCGGTATCACCTTCCAGGTAGCGCTGTACCGTCAGTATCGTCAGGTGCGTTACGAGGTCGGTCTGGCATGGGGTGTAGCTGCTGTGGCACCTCGTCACTCCGCGATCATCATGGGTTAACCACTGGGGCTTCGGCCCCTTTGTTTTCAGGAGGCCCAATGGCCGGATTAACCAAAGAGCAGCGCGCGCAGCGTGAGGCTGAAAAGCTCGCAGCGCAGAACGGCGCTGAACAAACTCCTGCTCAGCAGGGCCAGCAGCAGGGCCAGCAGCAGGGCCAGCAGCAGGGCCAGCAGCAGGGCCAGCAGCAGGGCCAGCAGCAGGGCCAGCAGCAGGGCCAGCAGCAGGGCCAGCCAGGCATTGAATTGATTGTCATGGTGCGCGATACCCCAGAGTTCCCCGGCGGTCCGCTGAGCGCTGAGGTTCACCCTGACGAGGTGGATAACTGGCTGGCGCTGGACTGGCGTCTGGAGGAGTAACCATGCTGGTTGCCGATCCCAATTCGCCTGATTTCAACAGCTACGCCAGCGTTGTCGACCTGCGCGCGTTCGCAATGGGGCGCGGATATACCGTTCCTGCCGATGATGGCGAATGCGGTCAGATGCTGGTGCAGGCTATGGATTATCTGGAAGGGAAGGTCTGGCGGGGCCAGCGCTCCAGCACATCGCAGCCGCTATCGTGGCCGCGTACCGGTGTGCGTTTCGATGGCGTTGATCTTCCGGATAACAGCATCCCACAGCGCCTGGTTGACGCGCAATGCCGCCTGGCTATCGAATCGCAGGAGATTGACCTAACGCCTTCGGTTGCTGGTGGCGGGGCTGTGGTCATGGAACGCGTTGAGGGTGCTGTCACTGTCCAGTACGAATCGGGCACGAACAAGGCGTCACCCTCGTTCCCATGGTTCTATTCCTCGCTACGCGGGCTGGTGGTGGGTGGCAATCAGATCCGCATCGAAAGGGGGTGATATGGCAATAGACTACCGCCGCATGCGCGCGACAGCAACCCGACTGCTGACCGAGAACGGAAAGGCCTACCAGCTTACCCGCGGCGGCGGCACCGTCCGTGACCAGTTCGGGAAAGAAGTCACCACCCCGGCCATTACCGCGACCGTAACCGGTGTTATCACCGAATACTTCTCCCGCGAAATTGATGGCTCTCTGATCACCACCGGCGATAAGAAGCTGGCGGCCACATTCGAAACGGAAGTGCGCATCGATGACCGCATCGAAATCGACGGCAAAAAGTGGCGCGTGGTGCAGGGGGTGATGCGCCGAACCCGGTTAAGCCTGCCGATATGCTGATCTCCTACAACATCCAGTTGAGGGCGTAACTATGGCCGGAACAGTTAATCAGCCGTTCCTGGCTGCCATTCAGTTGTTCGTGGATAGCTCAAAGCAGGAGATGGACGAGGTGGTGCGCCGTACGGGCATTAAAATCTTGGGGCGCCTGGTCGAAATGTCCCCGGTGTGCCAACCGGATATCTGGCAGGTCAACCAGACTGCGGCGGCGTACAACACTGCAGTGCGGGAGCATAACGCAGCCCTGCGTGATGATCCTGCCAACCTGACCAAAGCAGGACGACTTAAGCGCGGCCTGCGCGTCAACGACTCGATGGACATCAAAAAGCCTGATGGCTATGTCGGTGGGCGGTTCAAAAACAACTGGTATGTGGGCTTTGATAGCCAGCCGACCCAATCCAACGATACACCGGACGCTTCCGGCCAGGGTTCCAACTCCCGCGGCCTGGCAGTGCTCGAGGTGTTCAGAGTAGGACAGGTCAGCTCGATTTTCTTCACCAACAACCTGCCCTATGCACAGGCGCTGGAGAACGGGCACTCCGGTCAGGCCCCCGGTGGCATGGTGGGCATCACCGCGCTGGATGCCGCGCAGCTGTTCCGTGAGGCAATGAGCGAGGTGCGCAATGGCCAGTGACCAGTCAATGCGGATCGCTGACCTGCTGGAAGGTCGTATCGCGGTTATCTGCTCCTCGCTCGGGCTGCCAGTGGCCTGGCCTAACATCGCGTTCACTCCCCCGGATAATGCGCCTTACGGGCGTGTTTATGTTCTGCCGGCACAAACCGTGGGGCAGGACCTGGAAGGCCAGTTGCGTACGTACCAGGGCATTCTGCAGCTCAACATCATCGCTCCTGCAGGCAGCGGCGTGACCCTGGCCCGAGGGCTGGCAAAGTCTGTTGCCGATGCCTTCCCCGAAGGCCTGCCGCTGGTGGCTGGTGACCTGACCGTATACATCAACGGCCCGCCGCGGGTGCGCACGCCGATACAGGATCGCCCGACATCTGCACCAAACGGCAGTAACGGCTCCATCACCTACACCACCCCCGTCAGCATGCAATACCGCGCTGATTACTGACCCGCCGCCTGGCGGGTTTTTTATTACCTCAATTCAGGAGAATGCAATGGCATTCGCAATCCCTAACGGGTCACGTGTGAACGTGGCCAAGGCCTATCTTGCGCCGATTGTTTTCACTGCAGCCTCCAACGCGACGGAATGCGAACTGACCGTTGCCTCTGCTGCCGGGATCCTTCCGGGTGATGTCGTCCAGGTAAGCTCTGGCTGGCTGAAACTCGATAACATGGTGCTGCGTGTTAAATCGGTGACCGGCACCAAAATCGTGCTGGAAGCCTTCGAGACCACCGACACCAAAAAATTCCCGGCGGGTACTGGCGCGGGTACGCTGCGTAAAATCGACTCGTGGATCACCATGCCGCAGGTCATGACGCTCTCTACCGAAGGTGGTGACCAGCAGACCATCAGTGTCCAGTTCCTGGAAGATGATAAGGCCCGTACCATCCCGACGTTTAAAAACGCCGTGGTTCAGGTCTATACGTTCGCCCACGACCCGCAGCTGGCGATTTACAAGCGCCTCATCGACCTGGACGACTCCAGCGACACCACGGCGGTCTGGTTCCACAACCCTCGCGGGAAAGCGGATCGTTACTACTCTGCCAAAGTGTCGTTCCAGCGCGTGCCACGTACCGAAATCAACGCCGTGGAAAGCAACGAAGCGCGCATGAACTTCGAATCGGATATGCAGATTTACCCGATCGCCGACTCCTCCGCTATGCCGCTGGCCTTCCTGACTGACCTGCCTGCAACCAAATCGGTCGCTGCTGGTTCTGCGCTGGATCTGGCGGTTGTCATGCAGGGCGGTTCCGCGCCTTACACGTACGTGTGGAAGAAAGGCGGTACCGCTATCCCGGGCAAAACGGCTTCGACGTTCAACATCCCGTCTGTGGCATCCGGCGATGCTGGCTCTTACACCTGCGAAGTTACCGACGCCGCGGGCAAGACCATTACCTCTGGCGCGTGTGTCGTCACGATTAGCTAACCACTCTGGCCCGGTTCGCCGGGCTTTTTTACGGCCCCATCCTGCATCCTTCTAAGGAACCGAAATGACCCAATTCTCTCTGATCCCAAACCCGACCTTTCCCGCCACTGCCAGCATCCCGCGCGCTGGTGCCGAAGACGGCAAGCTAACCTTAACCTTCCGCCATAAGACGCTCGAAGAGCTGCACGCCATGGATGAGAAGCTGCGTAAAGGTGCCGAAGGCAAAAAGTCCCTTATCGAGCCACAGGCCGACTACCTGATGGAGATCGTTGATGGCTGGGCACTGCCTGACGAGTTTAACCGCGATAACGTGGTGGTCCTCCTGCAGAACTACCCGCGCGCGTTCGACAACATCGGCATGGCCTATACCAAAGAGCTGATGGGTGTACGAGAAAAAAACTGAGGCAGGTCGCCGCAGCGTTGTACACGCCCGGACCGACTCTCGCGGAGTTAGCCGCTTTTGGTTTGACGCCTGAGGACGTGGAGGAAGAGGTGGGGATCCTGCCGTCGGTATGGAAATCATTCACCATCTTCTCTGCACTGGCGACTCAATGGCGCGTTGGCGCGGGCGGGGCGACCGGCCTTGATTACAACGTTCTCCCCTGGGTATTTGAGTTACATGGGGTTGATGATGCGGCGGCCTGCATGGCCGACCTTCAGATTATGGAAAGTGAGGCTCTCAAAGTAATGCACAAGGAGACGAAATAATGACAGACCAGATCGCCTCGATTACTTTGCGGGCCGACGTTTCTGACCTGAAAACTGCCAGCAATGAGCTGGATAAACTCGGTGAAGCCGCGGCAGGTGCCGTCGGCAAAGCTGATGACCTTAACAGCGTTTTCCGCGCTGGTGCTGAGTCTGCAAAGCAGGGCAGCGAAGGCATCAAGGAGCAACAGGCTGCGCTGAAAGGCCTGCTTGAGAATATCGATCCGGTAAACAAGGCGCTGAACCGGCTGGACGAACAGCAGGCCGCGCTGCGTAACTTCCAGACCAAAGGCTTTCTGGATACCGATGATTTTCAGAGCTACAACAAAATCCTGGACGATACCCGGCTTAAGCTGACGGATACCGGCGAAGCAGCTGCGCGTGCCCAGGCAGAACTCGCGGCCACTCAGGCGGCAGAGAAGCAATCAGCCGCGCTGAAGAACCTGCTGGGTTCAATCGACCCGACGATCCGCGCATTCAACTCGCTGGACGAGCAGCATGCGCAGCTGGTGGCACACTTCGAAGCAGGGCGCATTAACGGCACCCAGTTCGAGCATTTCAACACCATCCTCAACCAGACGCGTGAACGGCTCTCTGGCGTGGCTGACGTGCTGCCTGAGGCGCTATCCCGACAGGAGGCCGCTGCACGCCGCGCTGGAATTTCTGTGGGGCAGTACAGTGCTGCGCTGCGCACGCTCCCGGCGCAGTTTACCGATATTGCTACTCAACTGGCAGGTGGACAATCCCCATTCCTGATCCTGCTACAGCAGGGTGGGCAGATTAAGGATTCCTTCGGGGGCCTCGGTCCAATGCTCCAGGCTCTGAGAGATGCATTATTTGGCTTTAACGAAGAAAGCAGAGAGACCGCTGAATCGGCAACAAACATCAGTGATGCTGCTGAAGGTCTTAATAACACGAGTGAGGCAGCGGAAAAACTGGGGCGGGCGGGTGGTCTGCTAAATACCTTTAACCTTGCTATTGCGGGTTCTGTAGCCGTTCTGGCTGTTCTGGCGGGAGCTGCATATAGCTCATCCCAGCAGTTCGACAATGTTGCCAGATCGCTTATTTTGATGGGAGGGGCTGGCTTCTCATCAATGCAGCAATTGAATGACGCGGCAAAAGATGTTGCAGAAAATGCTGGCGCGTCCCTGGCTGATTCTGTTGATACCCTGGTGCAACTTAATGACACCGGGAAGTATACCGCCGACCAGATGACTAAAATCGCCAAATCCATTATGACTATGGGCGATGCTGGCCTCGATACGAAGGCTGCGCTGGCGGACTTTTCACGGCTGGCAAGCGATCCTATTAAGGCGCTGGCAAGCCTTAATCAGCAATATGGCTTTGTTGATGAAGCTATGATGAAGCACATCATCACCCTTGAAAAAACTAAGGGCAAAACAGCAGCTGCAAACGAAGCGATAACATTGTTTGCCAGCACTATGGAGGACCGTAGCAACAAAATTGTTGAGGCGACCGATAATATCGGGCAAGCCTGGAACGGACTAAAAGCCTCCTCTTCCGACATTTTCGGCCAAATCGGGATTACAGTTCGGGCCTGGGGCAATCAAATCATTGATATCTTCAAATTGCTGAAAGCATCCATCAATGATTTGTTTCTGAATCTCACCTCGCTTGACGCTAAATTCACCGGAACAGTTGCCGGATGGGCTGAAAAAATTCCTGGTGGTGGTGCGCTGGCAAATTTCCTCGGCATGGATGTCGAGGCAATGAAAAAGGCTGGGGCTGAAGCTGACAAAGAAATCGCAGCCAATAAAAAACGCTACGATGAACTCTGGAAACGGATCTCCGCACCAAACGCGCAAGCTAATTACGAGGCTGAAACGCGAGGAATCTCGGTCAAGGGTGAAGGGGGTACAAGTCGCGAATCGAGAGATGCAGTTTCGAAGCTTACCCAGGACTCTGCCAAAAAGACCAAAGAGGCAAGAGCTACGCTGGATGCTGGCGATCGCACCCTGGAGAACTACCGCGCCCAGGCCAGAACCCTAACGGAAACGCTCGAAACGCTGCGTCAGACGGGAGATGTTCACGCCAAAAATACCGAGTTCAGCAAACAGCAATCCCATTTTGCCGAGCTGGACGAGGCTGCTAAGTCTCGCGCTCTGAGCGCACAGGAGAAATCTCTTCTATCGAACCGTGAGGCCATCCTCAACGCCGCCAAAGTTGTGGATCAGAAAAATAAGGAAGTTGAGGCCCAGCAGAAGATTAACGGGCTGGCGCAGCAGGCAAACAAATATGGCACCCAGATGGCTGAAAAAACCGATGCATTGCGTGATAGCGCCGGGTTAAGTAGTCGTCAAACGCAGCGCCTGATGGAAGAAGCTCAGCTTCGACAGGGATGGCTGAATGGCGGTGGCAAGCTTGAAGATGCTGGTTATGAAAAAGAGCTGGCAGCACTTCGCAATTACTACGCCGAAGAGGATAAGCTGCGCGGTGACTGGAAAGCTGGTGCAGTAAGCGGCTGGAATGAGTATCTGGACGCCGCCACAAATACCTACGATGCCGTAAAGAATGTTGCCAGCTCCACGCTAACAGGACTGAGCGACATGCTGACCGAGCTTATGACAACAGGCAAAGCATCGGTTAAAGAGTTCGGGAAATCGATGCTCAAGATGATCCTGGATGTGACGAACCGCCTCATGGTTGCCTATGCAGTACAGGCTGCGATGGGGTGGGTAAGTGGGGGATCAGGAGGTGGCAACACACCTGGTGGAGCATACGCGAACGCAGCTGCAGGTTTAACATTTAACGCTAAAGGCGGAGTATATGAATCTCCGGGCCTCAGTAAGTATGTGAATGGCGTGTACGATACACCTCAGTATTTCACATTCCATGGGGCCTCTAAGTTTGCCAAGGGGGGTGTCTTCGCTGAGGCTGGCGCTGAGGCAATCATGCCGCTGACGCGTGATTCCGCTGGCCGGCTTGGTGTCAGGGCACAGGGTGGGGGTGGTGCGCAGCCGCAGGTCAACATAGATATTTATGTGGATAATAAGGGCAATGCATCATCTAACACGTCTGGGGATGGCAGCGCTGCAGCGCGGGCGTTAGGGAAAGAAATAGAAACTAAGGTAACGGAGATCCTTGTGAGGGCTGCTCGAAGCGATGGCCTTCTTGGCAGGCAGTTCCAGAGCAAGTGACCCTAGGTTGTGATCCTGAGATGGCAATATCACGCGCGCCTGGTTACAGCAATGCATCCCCTGGTTAGCATGTTTAAAAACATACTAATCAGGGGATGATAGTGCTTAAAAAAATATTTATGAAAATTCTCAAGACTATTGGGATGCTTATTCTTCTCATCATTGTGGTCGGTATTGCTGCTGTACTTAATAAGCCGTCCGAAGCAGAAAAGAAGCAGAAAGAGGCCAAAGAACTTTCTGATGCGAAACTGGATCAGCTTCGTGAATCCTGTGATGCTTACGTTAAAAAATCAGTCCTTAACAAAAGCACCCTGAATATGTCTGCGTTTGGTGCAAAAAGGTTGCTGGGTAATGACGGGAAGTTTTACGCAACACAGGAGTTTAGCGCCAAGAACAAATTCGGCCTTGAGCAGAAATTCAGAGCTGTATGCGTCGAAGATAAAGACGGTAAAACTGATTACCGACTTGAAGAATTGAGCGGAAGTTAAGCATAACTGACCATAACCACCAAGTCCTGGCCGGACTTCAATAACAGCCCACTCAGATGGGCTACATGTTCTTGCAACCATGCCCAATCACACATGACTGTCTGATTGTAGTAATGCGTTCAGCTGCTTTTTCAGTTATGTAATCCTGCGCCAAACCAGCGCAAATTGTGACAATCAACACGATTAGCCAAACCCGGTTCATGTGACCCTCTGAACAAATATGAAGCGATAGTGCAGGGCTGCTCTGTGGAGGCTTGATAACCTACTCAGATGTGCTTTTGATATTAAAAGGGCGACCGAAGCCGCCCAACTGTTAGTAGCAAGTGCCGCCCGCGTGATGCGAACCAGTTCCACCATGCGGATGTGTACCTTTCGGGCAGGCCATTGAGTTAGTGGTCATCAAGCCGAATGCTACTACCAGTAACAGTGCTAGTACTTTTTTCATTTGTTAATCCTTACCAATATTAATGTAATGCGATGTTTATGCAGGTTATTGTAATAAGAATTTATGAAGTAAAAACTTTGTAAATCACAAATAAAATAAATAAGCAAATAAGATTGCTAAT